TTACACCAGCTTTCAGGGTTAGTTTTTTAAGTGCCATCGGTTAATCCAACAAAGCGCACTCAGCCGTGCGGCGTTTAAACAGTCCCGGCAGTACCTTACCGCCACCTTTAGTCCAGAGCATTAGTTGTTCTTTTGCCCCTTCCCAATCATTGGCATTGATTTTCCTCTTTAACGTGGAAGTCTGCAAGCGTCCTGTGCCCAAGTTATAACAAAAATCTACGATGGCGTTGCACTTACGAACGTCTGTAATCAGGCCGGGACAGTTACGCAGAACACCGGGCAGGTACGTATGCTCAAGCTCAATCATCAAAAGCGCCCGTGCCGTGGGTTCATCCATTGGGGCATCTTCTAAAGTTACCTTGCGCTTATCTGCGTAGTAGGTAGAACCATAACCAATCGTGGCCACGCCAGCCGGACATAAATACGGCTTGGCGCGGTAGCCCTCAAACTGACGGCACAAAGCGGCGGCTAACTCTAGGTTCATATTCCGCGTTGCTTAAGAGTTCTATCAAGGAACCAATAATTTATTGTCCCAGACAACAGGGCTGAGAAGTCAGGTGTCATCATGGTCTTGAACACTTCTACGGCTGGAGCACCGGCTAACCATGCGTTCCATGCAAACCATACGTGGATGAATGACCAGACAAACAAGACCCAGTATGTGACTACTGGCCTGACGGAGGCAGACAGACTAGCTACCCAACCGCCTGCGGCTTTGACCATCTCGGCTTGTTGTGTAATAGCATTATTAAAAGCATCCATGACACCTACGTCAATAGCGGCTTCCCGCTGTGCGCCAATCTCAGCTAATTTTTGCTGACCACGCAGTTGTTCTAATTCACACTGACGGGCAAACATAGCAAGCTCATGCTGACGCTCATTCTTCTTGTCAAAGAACTTCAGGACTTCAGGAGCCATGCGGAACAAGCCGCCAAAGATGGAGCCTAGCAAGCCCCCAGATAAAACTTCAAACATGGTTATTCTCCACAGTGTTTACATTTGTGATGGCTGTCTCCGTGCGAGAGCTTGACTCCCGCCAAAAGTCCAATAAATCCCCCAATGATCGTCTGAAACGCCGGGTGAAGCATACTGAAAATCTCTGCATTGTCCACTTCCTTGGCCCATAGACCGAGCAGGAACGCAACCACCATACCCAGCACGGACAAGCAAAGGGTAGCGGCTACCATTAGGGTTACAGAGTACGTCAATTTACCTACTACGTCTGGGTTCTCGTTCATACAAGTATGTCCACTTTGCGGTTTGTAAAAATCTCAAGTCTAAGCTGGTTCTGTTCGGCTTTCTTCACATACAACTCAAACTCAAGATCATCAATTTTGTCCTTTACCTTTTTCATCTTCAAGGCTTGTTTGTATTCTTCCTCAAGCCGTTCTGTTCTACGTTCTAGCGCATCCGTTTTAGTCGGGTAGTCGGCTACCCCGAGCATGGGATACCACTTGTGTATGGGCGGAATCATTTCTTTTCACGCTCAAGTGCATCTTTGTATCCATGTACGACTTTGTTTCTAAGCCATGTGGAGTCGGCTGTACCTGCCCACTCGGACAGATTGTTCCAGATCACCACGTATTCTGTTGACTTGCAATGACCTGCGTTTTGATCCAGCCATGCCATCATTTCCTTGTGGCGCTCGGTGGGGTCGTGGATTGTGTAAGCTATGCCATAGAACTCGCGTACATGACAGCCATTCTTGGCTACGGCTCCAACCAGCCCTAACAACAGTAACAATACGATCCAGCGCATTCATCATGTCCCTGCCCACGCAATCAAGTAGGTTCCAGCAATAATGAAGGCTGTTATACAGGCGGCTGCAATGATTGCCTCCGCCCAGTCCCACATTACTGCACCGATACGTCAGTAACGTCAGTCACGGCCTCTTCAGGCTTGGCTTCTAACGCATCTTTCAGCATTCTGAAGAAGGCATCTCTGCCTACTTGCAACTGATCCACATTGAATCGCGCTGAGTCCAGTTTACGATCTAAATCTGCAACATGATTGAGCAGCGCTTGTTGTTGCTTGCTCATGTCTTCGTACTTGTACTCAACGCCGTCGATTGTCACAGGGGTCTTTTTTTCGTTTCCCATGATGTTTCCTTTTGATGTGCTGCCAAGATCAGGTGGCAGCTTCCTGTTATGCTGTTACCCAAGGCAGTGGAGGAGTTACCACTGGCGGGTTAATTTGGTTTTGAATTTGTTGCTCAACAGCCGCTTCAGTAGCAGTCTGGTCAACGCCGTTAGCCCAAATCCAGCCCAATACTTGAGATTGAGTAAGTTGTGCGTAGGGCGTGAACGTACCAGCCGTCAAAGGAACTGAGCAAGTGGAGTAGATGGAAGCGTTGTATGTTCCATCAATACCAGAGCAAGTCCAGTGAACCGTGAAAACAACATCGGTGTTGCCGTCCTCTTGTGGGTAGCAATCCATTGCTGTAACTGTCCAAGTAATAGTAGTCATACTGTTTCCTCTTTTAAAAGTTGCTTGATTTTTGCCGCAATTACGGCGGTGGATGTATCTCTGTCAATGGTCATGTAGCCACGACAAATTATGTTGTAGTCTACCCCGTTTGCATCTTTTTCGCTCTTTACTGGGACGGTGATGTCAAGGTTTTTAAACAAAAACTCTTTGCCGTTTTCAAATACGCGCCAGACATGATCCATTGTGCCGCGACCAGCTTGACCACGGCTTTTGTTGAATCTAATCTGGTACGTTTTCATATCACTTCTGCTGGGCAAACATTAGGCGCTTGAATGACTGTCAAGTTAAAGTGGACAAACTTGATCGGCAGTTCTGCCGCATGGCGTGTAAACGAGTGCATCAACCAAGAATTAGCAAATATCATCATGCCGGACTTCGGGGTGAAGTTAATCATCTTGCTGGCAGGAGTTGCCGCACTCATGTCCTGCTCTGGCAAATCAATCTGTACCTTGCCTGCGCGGGGGTCATGGAACACAACACGGGAGCAATCTTCTGGCGTCTCAAGAAAGTAGAAGCCAACAATTTGTGAGCCGTAGCCGTGAACGTGTGCATCCATTGCGGAGTGCTTATGGTGCTCTTGAGTCCACATTTCCATAAATGAAACAGCTTTATCTTGCATGGCGTAGCCCTGCTCGTTCAAAATGTTCCAAGCCGTAGCGCCTACAAACTCAGAGAACCCAACCATGCGAGGATCAGCAAAATAATTTTGCGTCATGTACAAGGGGTAGATTTCGTTAAGGTCGCGTGCTTTACGGGCAACTTCTAAACCCTCTTCAGACACAGTGTTAACAACATCTAAAAAGTCAGGGCGCTCAATGATGTAAATTGGGCAGGGGAAATGGTATGCAACTTGAAGCTGTGTGTTTTGAATAACTTCAGCCACTGACTCAGCGGCTTTGCATACTTTGGGTTTTTTAGTGACGGTCTTAGCCATGATTTATTCCTGTGTAACTTCTACCCACGAAGATGTGTAGAAATCAAGTGTATATTCTTTGCCGTCATCAGGCTTTTGAGGTTTGTCAACCCAACCATTATTAGCGCCACTCCAAATTACTTCTCTGTCTGTTGGGCGTGGGATTGGAGGGTCATACGTAAGGGTTTCCTCATTAAACACCCAAGCAGAAAAATTATCTCTTTGGGGAAGTTTTGCCCAAGCCGCTTTGCAAATGTTTATTTTAGCTTGTTTTTTCTCTTGCTCTTGTACTGCTTTTTCTTCAGCAGTCATAGGACGCAATACCCACACATCAGTCCAAACGCCCTCTATTTTTTTATAGGTTGGCTCATCAGACTCCAGCACTTCATCTACACCGGGCACGGGAGACGTGACACGTACAAAAGGTTCCCAATGTTCTGGAATCGCACCAAACGCTTCAAGAAGATTATCTTCAAAAGCAGGGTGATTCTTAGGTACACCGTTTTCAGTTTCAATATAAAGGTTCATAATGGCTTTTAATTAAACACTGTTTGTGCCAGTGGATGGGTATTGACGAGTCGTTCCGGGCCAAATAATTCTAACTCCGCCAACACCGCCACAACCGCCGCCACCCGTTGCGCCTCCCGACAATACACCGCCACCACCGCCACCGCCGCCTAAATTTCCACCGCCTCCACCAGTACCACCACTAGTTCCACTACCACCACTACCGCCAGCGGAATAAACACTACTACCCCCTGCGCCAGTATTAGCTCCCCCACAACCCGTTGTGTCGCACCAAGGTGATAGTGTTCCAAAAACTTGTGCGCCGCCGCCACCACCACCTCCCCTGCCACCGCTAGCACCGCCGCCGCCTCCGCCACCACCACCGCCTGTTTTTGTTTGACCTGCTGTGCCAAAACAGCCACCACACCCGCCTATGCTTGCATATCCACCTGCGCCTCCACCGCCAGCACCCGCTATAGCCAAATACGCCGCAGGACTGACTGTGTCCCTTGCGGTAGAACTACCCCCATTGGCACCCTGAAAGCCTGTTCCTGTCACTACCGTACCGGAACCTCCGCCACTGGAAAAATTACCGGCTTCGCCACTACCTGCTCGAACAAGTGTAGAAAATGATGAATTTGGTCGTGTACCTGTGGCATTTGAGGCTTGGACGGTGACCGTGTATGAACATCCGGGGATGACTGTAATGTTGTTTACATAAGCTAAAGCTCCTCCAGCGCCACCGCCACCGCCTTGAGAGACTCTAATTGTTTGACCGGTACAACAACAAAAATATGGATATATAAGACCACCTGCTCCGTTACCACCAGCCCCCACTGCAGCCGCAGAAACTGAAGTTACGCCAGCAGGTGCAACCCACGTAAACGTACCGGGAGATGTATATGACTGTTGCCCAGATGAAGGGCCAGCCGCGCTTGCCCCAAATCCAAATCCTTTTGCAGAGCCTGCACCTCGTGTTCCAAGTAGTGGCATATTCAGTCCTTATGCAAACTTAGTTTGTGAAGCCAACACTGTGTATGTTGAAGCCGCTGTCTTAATAATGGTGTAGCTGTACACATCAATTGAGCTTGCATTACCAGATGTAGGAGCCGTACCGCCTTGCCACTTAGGTGTGACAGAAGTTCCATCAATCGTCATGGCTGTTTGGTAATACGCTGTTGCTCCTGTTGTACACAAGAACGCCATAGTCACTGATTGACCAATAGCCAGCATACTGTTCAGTGTTAAGCCTGAGTTTCCACGCACGTTCATGGTGAAGTTGGCTGATGCACTTGTTGTGTAATAAAGAACAGACTGTGTTGTCAGATCGTAGTTGATCGTGCCTGTAGCCGCAGTCGCAGAGATGGTTGCAATCTCAGCAATGTTTGGCAGTGTCAACGCAGGGTTTGTCGTAGACACAATGGTCATTTTTGCAACTGCTGTTGCTGTAGTCCCCACCAGAAAGTTACCGCTAGAGTCTATTCTGGCTTTTTCTGTTAAATCAGCACCATTAGCACGAGTGTAGAAAGACAGCGCACTAGCGTAGTTGTCTGAAGTGCCGTTTTCTTTAATGCCTTGAATGGTACAGAGAACAGCATTGAACGAACTCATCGTCTGGGTAAATGCAATACCCGCACCAACTCCAGAAGTTTGTGCGCCTGAGTTTCTTATGTTGGCAATGTATTTTGCCGTTGCGCCATCAGATGTATTTGCACCCACAACTGTTAAAACACCAGCCGCAGATGTAGTCCCCACCATCAAATTCCCACTTGCATCCAGAGTCATCGCCTGAGTAAAGGAGATTACATTTCCTGCTGTGCCTGATGCGGCTATGTTCCAATAATGAATGGCGTTTGCTTGGTAGTAAGAAGATGCTTGTGATGTTGTTTTATATTTCCAAGCCCCATCAAAATAAGCATTTTGTGCTAAACCAATGTTTCCACCATTGTATGTATATAAAGAACCACCAGAAGTTTCGTATGCTTTAATTAAACTATTCCAAGCACTCGGAGTAACTCCCAAGCCTAGATTGCCAGAGGCGTTATATGTCATGCTGTTGCTTGTACCAGCAACAAATGAAATTACAGAATCAAGACTTGAACCATAAGAAGAACCATAAATCCCAATATAGGCAGTTGAGTCTGAGTTAGAGAAAAATGACCGACCTGTTGTTGCAGGGCCATAAATATAACTTGTACCAGATGTGCCAAGTTTTATGTTGCCAGCAACAGTTAGTTTTTCTGTTGGTGACGAAGTGCCTATACCCAACCCTGTTGAGGTGAGGCGCATACCTTCAGTAGTTCCAGAATATGCAAACGATAAATAACTACCGCCAATTTGTAATGGTTGAAAAGAAACACCAAGTGTATTGTCAACACCTTGAATACTTGTTTGTGTTGCATCCGTTGCAACCCGCAACCCTTTAGTAGTTCCAGACAAACCAAATACATAACCGCCATCGGCTTTATTTGCTTGAAGCGTTGCAACAGGCGCATTTGTTCCAACGCCTAATCTTGTGTTTGTTGAATCAAAACTTAATGCAACACCAGTAGCCAATGCACTTGTACTAGATGCGTAAACCACACCGCCTGATGTAAAGGATGTTAAGCCAGTGCCACCGTTGGTCGTTGCCAATGTGCCAGCCAATGTGACTGCGCCAGCCGTTGCGCTAGAAGGTGTAAAACCAGTCGTACCAGCAGAAAAGGTTGTGACTGCCACGCCAGACAATGTAGACCACTGGGGTGCAGTAGCGCCTGAATTAACAGTCAGAATCTGTCCTGCCGTGCCAATTGCTAAAGCGGCGTGTGCGCTTGTTCCTTGGCCGTAACCAAGAGCGCCTGTAGCCAAAGTTGTTTGACCAGTACCGCCATAAGCAACGCCCAAAGCATTGGTCAAATTTAACGTAGCCGCACTCAATGTTCCAACTCCTGACATATCGCCAGTGGTGTCAGCAATAGTGACTACGCTGTTCTGAATCAATTTACCAGTGGTGCTATCAAACCTTACTATAGCGTTGTCAGTAGACGAAGCTGGGCCGTACACATCACCAGAAGCCGCTGTAGACCAAGACAAAACACCAGAACCATCCGTAATCAAAGCCTGACCGCTTGTGCCGTCATCTGCGGGGAATGTCAGTGTGTAATTAGCACCAAGTGTCGCGGGTGCGCGAAGGGCTACATACTCACCACCAGTCGTGTCTTGAAGACGCAGTGTGCCTTGTGCAGTGATGTCAATCTGCGTGGCAGATAAAGACGTGCCGTTCCATGTCAGGCTAGAAGAACCAGACAAGATGCCAGAACTGTTGAACTGAACCTGCGTAGTCGAGCCACCAGCAGCGCCAGCCGTAGCTGTACCAACAACCTTTACATAGTCTGTACCGTTAAAGTAAACAAACGCTGTCTCGCCTACAGCCACAGATACACCAGTCTGACCTGATGCTTTAAACGTAACGATACCGCCAGTGGCAGCGTTCACCACTGTGTATGTCTTGCTGTAGCTTGGGCCTGTGACTACCTTGGCAGTAGTTAACGTACCTGTAACCCGAACGATGGCAAACTGCGCTGTAACTGTACCCGCGCCTGTGAGGGTGGATGTAATGTTAGAAGCTGAGTTGTCGCCTGTGGTGTTAGCCAAGGTAACTGCGCCATCATTTGTCAGGGTTAATGTGCCTGCAATGGCAATGTTGGTGTACTCAGTAATACCGTTGTTAACTGTATCGCCCCACGTACCAGTCAGCGTACCCTGTGTTGGGGTAACGAAACCTAATTGTCCTGTTGTAGCCGCCATTTAAATGCTCCTATTGCGTGTCGATCTGTGTCCAACCCGGATCTTGGGTGTCACTAACCTGTGTCCAGCCCGGAGACTGAACGTTGCTGATATTTTGCCAGTTTGCGTCCTGTGTGTCATCAATAATTTCCCACAAAGGTCTGCCCATTACTAAATCCGTTATTGTTGCCAACTCAACAATGGAAGCCATAAAGCTTGCTACCGCTGAATCTACATCACTAATCGTTGCCGCTTCCGCAATGTTAGCGCCAAATGTTACACCAGCACTGATAGCATCAGCCCCAGAAACTGTCTCATCAACCTGCGTGTTAATCAGTGAACTAGCATTTACAGTATCAGATCCAGTGGCAGATTCAATGACATTTGCCAAAAAAGTAAACGCCGATGAAACCGATTCTGTCCCAGTAGCACTTTCAAGAATCTGAGCCAAGAAGTTGGCAAACGCCGCCATTGAATCAGACCCCGTAGCAGTCTCAGTGACTGACACCCCGTATGTCGGAGTGGAGCTTATTGCATCACTACCTGTCGCTGACTCGCTGACCGATGACCCAAATGTCGCTAACGCACTAACTGCGTCAGTTCCTGTACTTGTCTCAGATACCGAAGCGTTAACCTGAACCAAACTAGATACTGCATCAGTACCCGTACCTGTCTCACTAACAGCCGCCCCAAAGGTCGCCAACGCTGAAATGCTGTCTGTTCCCGTACCCGTTTCTGATACCGATACCCCATAAGTAGGTATAGAACTAACCGCATCTGTACCCGTGGCAGTCTCACTTACCGCTGCCCCATACGTTGGTATGGAACTTATAGCATCCGTGCCTGTAGCCGTTTCTGATACCGCCCCTCCAAAGGTAGCCAACGCACTAATCGCGTCAGTGCCAGTGGCTGTCTCAGCAACCCTAGAACCAAAGGTTACGGCTGAAGAATCGGCATCCGTCCCTGTCGCAGTTTCAGCAACATCACGGGTAAAGACTGAATCACCCCAGCCAGCCTGACCCCATGCGCCAGAACCCCAGCCGCCTTCAGCCATTTAAGCCTCAACCGGCGAGAGAAAACGTGTAGGTAACGGACAGAATATCGCCTGAAACAACTGAACGGTCGCCGGGAGAGCTAAAGTCAGCAGCAGAGAACAATGTTCCAGTAGTACCACTCTTAGCACTTCCGCTGGTCAAGAACGCACCACCAACAGTGGATGTAGCGTTAATGGTAAACGTAGCTGGAGAAGCTGAATTAGTCACCACAGAAGGGTTAGCCGTAGTCGCTGTGGCAAACGTTGCCGCCACACGGGTTGCGTTGCTGTATGGAACGACTTCAGTCCAACCAGCGTGGGAAGACATAGTATCGCCAGCCGCAGGCGTATTAGAAGCACCAGCACCGTACAGGCCAATGTACCAAGTGGTAATCTGAGTGACTGAAGTCAGAGCCGTGCCAGCCATGTACTGTAGGCCAACGTTGACCACCAAGTTCTTAGACTCAGCAGACCACTTGAGCTTGCCATCTTTGTCGTGGCACTCAACGTAGTAAACGCCAGTGGCTTTTGCCTCTTCGTTTGATTTTGTACCAGCAATAAGACCGCTAGAAACATGGTCGATTGCTGTAAGTTTTTCCGTGGTCATATTGACTCCTTAGTTAGAACT